TGAGTGGTCCACCAAATCCTCAACATATAAAATATATGAGTAATTAGCATCTGGCAAATACCAGGTTGTAGTTAGTGGATATGGTGGAACCCTCAATATTTCCATTATAGACCGTAAGCCCTAGCAACTTCTTTTGGATCTGCTTCACGAACTGACTCTTTTGTAAGCCACTTCTCTGCTGCATCCTTTGAAACAATGTTAAAGCCCTTAGAAAGCTTTCCTACGCCATCCCAGTGCATATTACGTGTTGAGTAAAGTGCTACTTCATTATCCTTAGTTGCCTTTGGAGCTGCCTTTGGAGCAGATGGCTTTGTTGGCTTTGGAGCTTTAGCTGTTCCAATAACACCATCAGCTACAGGAGCAAGAATCTCTACCTCAGTCTTAGGTGCTCCCTTTGGACCTGTGATAACGTCTTCTGCTGGCTTTGGTGCTTCCTCAGTCTTAGCTTCTGCTACGATCTCTGCAATAACTTCTGCTGCAATTTCTGCAACTTCTGGTGCAATGATTGGTTCACCTGCTACAACTGATGCTGGGACTACATCTTCATTTTTAATATCTTCAGACATAATGCCTCCTTAATTGTCTATGTATATTATAACATTATATATAAGATAAGGGGCAGGAGCTTGGATGCCCCTGCCCCCTAAAAAGGTACTATCTACAGATTATGCATCTGCAGCAGCGTCTGCGAACGCAATAGCGTCCTGCTCTTCCCACTGAATACCAAAGCGGACGAATACGGTGTATTCAATTGTGTCCTTCTTTGGCTTGTATTCACGGTTTACAGTGATGTCTCGCTGCATACCCCAAACACGGTTCTGAGGGAATGTAAGGTCAACGTAACCTGCTGGGTAGTAAGGAACTTCCTGAACGTCAATTCCTAGTACACGTGTAGTACGTGCCCCACCAAATGTCTGACCCTGTCCGTCAAGGTAAGCCTGACGGTTAGCAGGGGTACCTGCTGGTGTACCAGCAAATGCTTCAGCAATAGCGTCAGCAAGTGTACCATTGTGCTTTACGATTCCTGCGAATGCATCAGTACCAGCGTAGAACTTAAGGTTATTCTTAAGTGCACGGTACTTACGTGGCATTGCAAGGATAATCTTCTGCATAACTTCTGGTGTCCAAGCGTTGTCTGCAACAGTAACGATTGCTTCGTGAGCATCGCCATCTGTCTTAGTCTTGTTTACGAAACCATTCATGATTGACAAGAATGCTCCGTCATCTGAATCACCAGTACCGTTGATCGCAAGATCTTCGATATCGTTAGCAAAAGCATTGGTCATAAGACGTACTAGGTGATCCTCAAGAGCACCACCTTCAATACCATCTTCTAGAGCTTCAGCTGAAACTTCCCAGTCAAGACGAATCTTCTTGGTAGTAAGTTCAACCTTAGAGAATGTTGCACCAGTGTTTGTGTAGTCACCGTTTGCCTGTGTAGCAGCACGGATAACACGCTCACCAACGTTTACCTTCTCAAGTTCCATGGTGTTTGCCTTCATGGTTACTCTGCGACCATCGTTTGCAAGGATAGTTGCGTCCCAAACATAATCAATAAATCTGCGAGCCTGTTCAGGGCGAAGAATACCACTACCTGCATCACCTGAAGGATTGACGGCATTTGGTCCTGTTGTTAGACCATAGTTTGCGGTTGGGATGTTACCTACGGCAGCACCGTTGTGGTAGTTACCTGGAACATCTGCACCAGCGTTTGAACCAGATGCGAATGCACCTTCACCGTTGTAAAGACCGCTGTCAGCACCTGCAGCATCTGGGTTATTTTTCTTAATTTCTTCCGACATATTGTCACCTCCTAAGTGATGTATTACTTAAATAGATCGGCAGTTTTGAGGAAACGTCCGCCCCATATGGATTTCTCAACCTGTGTCTCAGGCTGTTCCTGAACGATCTCGCCTAGATCGCCAGACTTTCGGAAAGCTGTGTCAGCTTCTACAGCGTCAACTCTCTTTCCAAACTCGTTAAAAGTACCTTTTGCATCGGCAACTTCTGCCTGTACTGTGTTAAGGGACTTTGTCAATGAAGCAATTTCTGCCTGCATTGATTTCACTGTTGATACAATGTCGCTAAAGGCTGATGTAACAGTTTCCTTCATGTCAGCAATTGACTTTGAAAGATCCTCTACATCGTCTGATTTCTTAGCCTTGTCTTCTTCTGTTTCATCTGCTGATGTTTCACCAGCATCTTCAGCAGGAGTCTCTTCATCTGCATGAGGCTTCATGGCCTTTTCTGCATTTTCATCATCTGGAGTAGACTCAGCTTTTGCCTCTGGAGCGACCTCAACAGTTGGTTCAACAGCATCAGTTTTTTCAACTGTTGCTTCTGTTGTTGTTTCTTCTGTCATAGGACTTGCCTCCTTTGTCATCTTAGCAGTACTAATGCCTTTAGCACTATCAACTAAGAATTTTATCATTGTTAGTTTTTCGTTATCATCTTTTTCAACGAAACCTATATTCTTCATTTGCTTACCAGTAATAGGACTCTCCATAGAGTCTTCATCAGATACCTTTACGATACCGCTTTCACTATCATAAAAAACATTCTCAATGCTTACTTCAGCAGCTGGTCCAGAAACAGTATCTTTACCATCTACTTTTTGAACTGAGAGAATGTTTGCAAACTGGTTTGCAGGATTGTCAACTAGGGATAGCTCAACCAAGTCATAGTCCTTAATAATTCTAACTGGTGAATCAACCTTTTCATCATAGGCATCATCCCACTCATTCATTCTTCCACCAATTGAGAATCCTGAAAGAGTTCCATCTAGTACCTTTTCCCAAGTTGCCTGAGCACCTTTTGAAACATATGCAGATACATAGATTCCGCTATACATCTTATTTGTCTCTGGATCAAAGTATTTATCTTCTCTAAATGCTACCATCTTGCCAACTGCAAGTGGTTCGTGCATTTCACGTATGTTGCCACGGAACTTTGAAAAAGCCTTCATGGATGCTTCTGGGGTTACAATATCATATTGCTTATCCAGATTATCCAGAGTTGCAAAACCTGAGACGATACGTCTTTCCTGATCCACTTTTGAAAGTGGCATGGAAATACGAATGTCTGACCCCTCTGAGGTCCATTGTGCCTTAGCTATAGTCATAGTAATTATATTATAGAGCCCTTTTTACACTTTTTGTGTGTTTTTTAAGATTGTGACAATTATATCACAATTTTATTGAGTTGCTCTACCCTCACCTTTCGGATTTCTTCCAGAAACAGTTGTTGTGCTATCAGAAGCATTGTTTGCTCTTTCTGCATCTCTCTGTCTATTGGCAGTCTCATTAGCTACATCTTGTGGCTTCATTTGCAATGGCTTATTACCTTCACCATCTGGACGTGCTGGCTTACCAAGAATTTCACGTGCTTCATCAGGAGTAATAATCTGATTCTTAACATATCTCTCAAGAATTTGTGATTGTGCAATTTCGTCAGTGAGGGTTAGCTCATTAAACTTGAACTCTACAATATCTGTTTTTTCACGGATGATCTTGTTGATGATCTTTTGAATTGCATCTTGTCTTGGACGAGCAACCTGCTCCTTAAAAGTCCGATCCTGTGCTAGAGCAGCAGCAATTGCTGCAGAATCTCCACCACCAATCTTTGATAAAGGAACTTGGTGTGCTACAAGAATGTCATCACGGTTTCTAACTCTGTACTCATTAAATGATGCTTCCTGCACACCATTCTCAACAGCTTCCATTTTAAATTCAACTTTATTAGTATCTGTATCTCCAGGAAGTGGAATGTACAGTGTTCTGTGGTGTTGTCCCTTCAAGCTGGTTTGCAGGAATCTAAACATCTTATCTTCAGCATCTTCTGAAAGTCTTGCACCCTTAAGCGTTACAACATAGCGTGGTACACCCTTATTTCCAAAGTAGTCAATATTATATTGTGATGCAAGCTGATCTCCATGGAGAGAAGAAATAGCTGACATAATATCTGGAACACCATAGAAAGTGTTTAGTGGTGAGTATGACTTAAAGTGAATAATCTCGTTTGGACGTGGATCTTCTGTAATTGGGTTCTTGTTCTTTGCCCCAAAATTTCTAAAGTAAACTACTCGCTGTCCAATAATTTGAACATATCCATCGTGTAGTCTTCTAACTCGCATAGTTGTTGCTGGAATATGACCTAGGTAACCAATCTCACCCTTAGTGGTTCTACCAATTTCAAGGTATCCATTTCCAGTTGATTCATAGTCAGTCATTACCTTCATCATAACGTTAGTAAATGACTCATCCATATTAAGGCTTTCTAGCCAATCTCTTAGCTCTACCTTAATTCTTTCAATTCTCTTTTTTGCTTTTTCAACAGCACTTTCATTTGTTGCTGATTCTAGAGACATCATTGCTCTCTTTGAAACTTCAAAATCATAGCCCAGTCCAACTATGTTTTCTACCTTAGCATCAATCGCTGCATGGTTAGCAAATGAAGTATCGTAGTAGTTTGCTAGTTCATACAAGTTCCATGGTGGAGTAATAACGTCAAAAATACCGTATCCATTTCTAAATACAGTACCTGGGTTAATTGCTGTTGATCTTGAGTCTTCACGACCCTTTGGCAATGCTAGAGCCGAATCTTGATATGCTGGCTGATATACATCTACACCAGTATTTACAACTCTATTCTGTAATAGCGGATCTGCCATAGATTTTGATAGTCTATCAGCTCTACGCTTAAAATTCTTTTCAATTCCAGAACTAATCTTTAATTCATCCCAAGATTTTGAGAATGGATCTTGGTCTTTAAAGCTTTTTAGAATATCTTCTTCATCAGAGATACTTGCATGTATGTATGTTTCTGACATTACTCTTCATCTCCATACATAGCAATAGTATCTTTGGCTGCCTGAACAGCACCAAGGTCATTTAGGTTTGGAATAAGTCCATTCTTCATGCGATCAACCTGCTCTGCATATTCTTCATCTGTAACTCTTTCAAGTCCAGGGACAAATACACAATCTCCAAGTCCATCATCACCATAGTGGATTGCTGCTTCTCTAAGCTTTGCAATCTGCTTAAGGTCACCTTTGTCTGATGGTATATTCAAGACGTTACCCTCGCCATCAGTAAACCACTTTCCGTCTGCCTTCTTATATACATAAAGGCCCCAATCATACATTTTATCAATTACTTGACGGCGTACGTTATTTACAAGGGGTTTACCAGTTTTTTGACTAATTAAAGAATCCATAACCATTAGTATACCATATTATGCTGGAGTATGGACAGAATTTGCCTTAGTTACTTGGTTTGTAACCCTATACTGGTAATACTTAGTCTTTAGCTTTTGAGTATCTTCAACTATAATTCTGCTAGTTCCAGTATACTGTTTAAAGATATCTTCAGGATTAATTGAGTAATATGACCTATTTGATATAACTAGAACTTCTTGCCAAATATATGGCATCCAAAACATCCAGTCAACATTATCAAAAAATGGGGTAACTACCCTGTTCCAGCTTCTTTCAGTAGTAACCTGTACCTGCTGAAGTCTATTCGCTGCATAATAAGATATATTGTCAAACTGCATTGGTCCAGTAATCTCAATATACCCCTCATGACCACTCATATCCACATATGTTGCAAAAACAATACCAAGGCTGAACCATTGTCTAAGGTTGATCACTGGATCTTTTACTATCTTACCATTCAAGAAGAAGCTAATGCCATTTTCAAGCTGTCCAGTTTTTTGATTAATTGCAAAGATTTTTGCTCTCTTTCCTTCTGGATGAACAGACTGAAGGTAAAATTTTATATGGCTCCTATTTGATTTAATTCCAAAAATTTCTTGAGGAGAGTATGGGAAAAAGTCATAGTCGTACATCATAAATGAATTAAATGCTGCTACTTTATAGTTTGATGACTTTTCTTTGTTAATAGGTATATAAATGCCTCTAGTCACATTCTTGTTCATCTCACCTAATACTGATATTCCATTATTCCTACTCATATATAAGTATGGAGTAGATTGTTTGGTTATAGATATAGGGTTAACTGCTTTATAGTCATAGTAAAAACCATTTTGAGAAAATGGATAAACATCATAGCCATACTTAGTTCCAATTGGTTTTGCAGATGTCTTATTAAAGGTTTGAGATGCAAAAGAAAGCTTATTTATGTAGATAGGCTTATGTGCAATTCCATTTACATTAAATACAATATCAAAGCACATTGTAACTTTATCGAAATCAATATTTGGTGGCATATATACAATTGTATTATCAACAATTTCATATTTAGTATTGGTCCACTCTTCTCCTGGAATAACGACCTTTGTTTTTGGAGTAAGTTCTTTATTTGAATAATATTTATCTGAATATAATGATGAACCAATTTGTTTAAAGTATACATACGTTCTAACTAAAGCATCTTCAGTATTATATTTATATGAAAACTTAGTATTTATCTTTAAAGATTCATAGTCTACATATCCAGTATAGAGATGATTATCAAGATCGCTATATTGCTTTTGAACTGGTAGGGCAAAGCTGTTTTGAAGTGCTGAATAGTCCCAACCAGCATTATTTGTCTCTTCTATTTTTTCAAACTTTTGCGGAGATGGATAGGAAAGGTTAACCTGTATGTAATCTACTCCACTATGCTGTATCCCAGCTTGATCTTTATATGGTTTACTGAAGAAAGATAGTGGTATATTATCTGACCATGTTCCAGATGATGCAACATCTAGCACACAGGCATTATTATCTTTAATGACAAGTATTCTATATGCTGGAGTATAAGTATTTAGAAGATCATTTGCATATCCAGATGGAGTTCCACCATCATATAGATACTGCATAAACTTATTTGTGTATAGGTTAGTACCTGCATCTGCAATAGTTAATACTGTACCTTCTACCCCAGAACTATTCCAGGTAGTACCAGATATAAAGTCAATATCTAAAGAACTTGTTGTATTCCAAATAAATCCAATTTGATCAAAAGCGTCTGAAGTTTCATTAAAATTATTCTCATTCATAAAGGCGAAAGAAAATATTTTTCCAGTAAAGGATGGGGCATCTTTATCTCCACCAACAAAAACTGATAAGTTTTGTAATGATGATAGCAATGATCTAACATCTCCACCAAAATATGAAGAAATTCTATCAATACTAAATCCTATTGGTATTACCTCTCCATTTATATACTCTAATTCAGATAGTACCTGTACTCTTGAGTTAACATACGACTTACACTTAATTTTATTATCTTCTACAACAAAAGAAATTCTGTTATTTGACACATTATCTCTAATTGATAAAATTGTTTGTCCATTATGGTCTGCAGTTGTCTTTATTAGAGCATATACAGCCTTTACCTGATCTCTAATAACATTCATATTATCAAAAACCATGTATGAATTTGGGTATTGGTCAAAGGATATAAAGGTTCCAGATAGATCATTTTGTTTTGATGCTAGGTTAGTTAAAAATAGACCCTCTGTTGAATCTGATATGTTTAACTTTGGTGGAGTATATTCTGGCAACTTAATTGATGCTGGATTAACTAAAATGTTATTCGATACTCCCTTTGCCCATGAAGATTTATTAGGATAATCCATGTTTTGAGAATATTTAGAAAATTCATAATCAAACGTAATTGTTTTACCGTTATATGCTGTATTTAGGCTTGTTGGAAGTTCAACTCCCTGACCAAACAGAAATCTCTTTTTGGCAACACCCTGCGATACTGCATATGTGTAAATAGAAATACAATCAATTTCAAATGGTTCTACATCTTCTGACCCATAAAAACCAATCCAATTAGCATCTTTTCCGTTGATTATTTTTTCAGATAAAGTTAATGTTGATTTATCTATTGGTAAAGATATCACCTTAGATCCATTTACCAAGAGCTCAAATGTATTTGATTGTAAAACTATATGAATAAGCATTGGCCTACCCCATTCAATTACGCTATAGTGGCCAACTTGATTGCCTATCTGTAATTTTAAGAATGGCCCATCTACATATAGCCCATCACTAGAACCAATTGGGCCAACAATTCTAAATGGTTCATTAGAATTATTTGTTATTTTAGCCCAGAATTCAAGTGTACGTACTGAGTACTTATCATCATTCATTAGCACTCCATTAGCTGGAATTATAATTGATGGGTTTCCGCCTTGAGCCCACTCAACTAATGAAGAATTTTGAGCACCATAAACTATTGGAAGTCCTGTTGATCTAGCATTAATTTTACTTGACCCATCAACAACTATAAAGCCATCATTATCTGGTTCTCCAGATGCATATGCTCTAATTGCTTTTGATCCATTAGGAAAACCATATACTGTTGGTGGGATAGTTGACATAGCTGAACCAAGTGATGTAGCCATAAATTCTTCTGACCATTGTGCAAAAGATATTCCATTAATATAGCAAATCATTTGTTGAGATTGGTCATACTTAATTCTTATTACTAATTTAATATCTTGTGTAAATTCATTTGGCATATCGAATGTTTCAGATATTTGTAGCCATGAATTATAATTAAAGATTGGAAAACTTTTTTGTATATTTACGTTTCCTGTAATTGAGTCTACATATGTAATTCCTATTGATACTGACTGTACAGATTGTGAGGAAAACATCAGGAATGCTGATGTAGTAAAAGTAGCAAGGTATGAATTTAGCTCTGAAAAATTGGCTAAGACTGGACTTATTAACTCAATATCTCCATTTCCAGACCCAACAACTCTAGTAGTTGGTGATTCAAGGAATGGTTCTGTGCCTAGTGGCTTAGATATAACTTCTGATGTTGCATTATTTACTGTCCATCCACTAGCTACTGTAACTGCTGCTTGATGATCAAGCACAAAGTTAAAGTAGTCTGACTTTTCATCAATTGGCCAGATACAGAGTGGGCTTTCCTGTAAAATTCTTGATGCATACAGGTTAAGAGGTTGTTTTGTCATAGTTTCTCCTAGTATATTTTATCATACTATACGGGTAAACCAGCGAGGTGTTGTATACCTAATACCTTCCGAGATTGACTTAACTCCATGAATAAAATCTGGATTATCTGGAAATGTTAATAGATCTCCAGGTTCTGGCTTATGAGATATGTCATATTCTGGGAAATAGATATCTCCACCAAGATAGTCATTATTAATATAAATTAGAGTTGCAATATCATTTGGCTTACTAGCATCAAAATGTTCATGCATGCCCCAACCAGGTTCAAATCTAGCTATGTGAGACATTCCTGGCTTAAATTCTTCAAACTCTCCACCGTATTCGCTAACAACAAAATCATATACCTTTTGTCCCCATTCAGTTACCAACTGCCTAATATCTAGTGATTCTTGGGTTTGTTCTTTAAATACGTGAACTGTAAACTCTTTTTCATTATTTCCATACTCAGTAAAAGAGTGATCATTTTTAATTGCATAATCGTGTATCCTATTTGCAATTTCAGCTGGCATGAAACCTTTTATATATCTAATCTGAGATGCATCTTTCATGAGAAGGTAGCTCCTTGATGTTTAGGTACATTAGTTGCACCACAATTATTACATGTTAGCTTAACTATGCCAGTTACTGGACATGCATTACCCCTAACCACATTATGACCTTTGAACTTACAGAGCATTGCTTTGATCCAATTTTTCATCTTAGAGGTATCCAATGTGATCCAACAAACTTATCTCCATTTACATCTTTTGGAGAAATATCATATGCAATGGTCAATCTCTTTCCACTCCATCCCCAATTTTCAATAGCATGTGGGTGTCCAGTTTCTGAGACTACCAATCTATTATTTTTATTTATATTTTCAAAGAGATTATTTATATCTCTATTAATATGATAAAGAGTGACTGATGGCTCAGCATTTACACAGAAATATCCATGAAATACTGGAGCCCCAGTCCCCTTCATATGGTCATGAAACCATTCTGGGTGATTTCTTGGAGATTCTCCACCATATACTGCATTTTCAAATGTATTAAACCAACCATTAATGTAATAGTCTTCTTTGCTAAAGTCTATTCCATAGTACTCACATGCTTCTTTTGTTGTATCTAGAAGTGCCTGATATAGCTTCTTAAATGCTGGATGGTCCCATGTAAAAAGATTATAGTAATCTCCCAACATGGTTGTTAAGGCATCCCCTCTATTTTTCTTTTCATCAAAAATATCTTGTGGAGCATTAATTCCATTCTGATAAATGAAATCAGTTTTTTCCCATAAGTATTTTGACAAATCATCTAGATCAATATCTAGATATCTTTCAAAGAATTTATGCGATGGTTTTGACATTTTAATTATCCTAGCGGAATCCAGTGTTGTTCATGTTGATACCCTGCACCCTGAAGTGATGACAGTGGTGTTACATCGTATGCAACTGTAATTCTTGGACCTTCCCAGTCCCATCCAGCCATTGCATGTGGATGTCCCATTTCTGAAAGGATTGCACGATTATCTTTATTTGCATTGATCTTATATTCATCAAATACTTGATAATGTGTTTCTGATGGTTCTGCCTTTACGGCATAGTATCCATGGAAATCTGGAGCACCTCTACCGCCATGCTCATGCCAACCAAGCTTTCCATTATTCTTAGTATTGATATTGAACCAACCCTGAATCATAAACTGTTGTGACTCAAAATCAATTCCATAATATTCACAAGCTTCCCTTGTCATTTCTCCAACAGCTTTATATAGGTTATAGATTCCAGGAATATGGAATTGGAAGACATTGTACTGTCTCCACTTCATTGTTGAAATGCTATTAGAGTCTTTCCATGCTTCAAATGGCGATACTGGAGTTACCCCAGCTAATTTTGCCTCTTCGATTAATTTATATCTATCTTGTAATTCTTTGGTGAGCACATCAAGATCATTATTTAAAAAACGCTCAAAGAATCTGTGTGGCTGCTTTGATTCGCTAATGCTTGGCATCGGTGCACGACCAAGTTCTGTGGATTGCATATCCATCTCATACTCCGTTCTACTAGTAGTTATTACTAGTATACCAGACTATCTAAAGCCGAATACTGAGAATGGTGTAAAGGCAAATACTGAGAAGAATCCAAATACACCAAAGAAGTTAAATACACCAAAGAATGCAAACACACCAAAGAAGTTAAATACGTTAAATGGTGTAAAGCTGAATACTCCAAAGAAGTTGAACACTGAGAATGGGGTAAAGTTGAATACACCGAAAAAGTTGAATACTGAGAATGGAACAAATGTGAAGGTGGTCACAGAAGCCGTTGTAGCCCCTGTAGAGCGACCATTAGCATTGTCTGCATAAATAGTATATGTTTGTGCTGTTCCAGCTTCCTGAGTAACGTTTACGGACGTAGATGTAGTATTACCAGTCTTATCATCAGAAGATGAATAATAGTAGTTAGTAATTGACTTACCACCAGTTGCAGGAGCTGTCCAAGATACTGTATCATAGGTTGCACCTGCAGGAGATGATGCAGTTGGTGAAACTGGTGCAGCTGGAACAGTGGTTACAGTTACAGAAGCTGATGCTGAAGATGCACTTGAATTACCATATGCATTAGAAGCAACAACAGTAGCAGTTACAGATGCTCCAGTTGCAATACCAGTTACAACAATTGGGGATGATGATCCAGATCCAGTCTGACCGCTAGATAGTGTAACGGTATATGATGTTGCTGGTGATGATTCAGCAGGTAGTGAGAATGCTACAGAAACTGCACCATTATCGTATCCTCTATTTGTACCAACATCAGTTGCAACAACGCTAGTTGGTGCTAATGGCTGTAGAAAGTCATTAGCTTGCTGAGAGTGTCTACCTGCTCTTTTACTCATCTATTTATCCCTTTTTCTAAGTCAATCTATTAGGCTGAAAGATCTCCGTACACTACCCAAGTATCTGTTGCTCTCTTGAAGAGAGTTGCAGATGACCATTGTGTACGTAGCTTTAGTCCTGGTGTTGCATTAACAGTTACTCCTGCTGCTCCAGCAATAGTAATCTGACCTGCTCCAGTTTGAAGGATATCAAAAGATGTTCCTACTGGATATGCTACTGAAGCATTTGTTGGAATTGTTACTGTAACACCAGATGCTGAAGAAATTTCAATCATCTTGTCACGGTCTGTTAGGACAGGAGTATATGCACCTGTTTGCTGGTTAATAGCTGTAAGTGATGGAACACCCTGCTTTACCTGAGTACCGTCTGAGAATTCGACTCCACCTAGCTTAACAGTATCATATGTAACTCCTGAGAAATCAATAACGTTGCTTGTAGGTTCTGAACCAGCAGAGATAAGCTTCCACTTACCATCTGAAGCATCACGAACAAGACCAGTGTGGAAGTGTCCAGGATTTGAGTCTCCATAAGCACCATATACACCAATATCTACAGCATCTGTGTCATACTGTGTTGATGATAGGTAGATTAGTGAGTCTGTAAGTTCTAGATTTGCAGACGATACAGTTGTAGTTGTACCGTTTACAGTTAGATTACCTGAAATTGTAAGGTTTTCTGCTGTAGCATTTCCAGTAAGTGCTGGTGCTGCTAGAGGAGCCTTAGCTGCAAGAGCAGAGTCAAGTCCAGAAATCTTTGATGTAGCAATAGCTGCAGAACCATTAATATCAGCATCTACGATTGTTCCATTAGCAATCTTTGCAGATGTAACTGCACCATCAACGATCTTTTCAGTAGATACTGTGTTGTCAGTTGGTGTACGTGTATCTGATAGACGTGAGTCATCTGTTAACACTAGATTTGCAGTATTAGCAATTCCATGAACAGATGTTGTATCTGCTGAGTGTGCTGATACCGCTGTATCTGTATAAGATTCTGCATTTGTTTGAGCAGTATTTGCCTTAGTAGTAGCATCTGATGCAGCATTATTAGCTACAGTTGTGTCTGCTAATGATGCAAATGATTCTGCTGTAGAAATTGCATCAGTAATGTCTTGTCCAAGATCTGTTCTAATTCCAGATTCTGCTGAAGATACAACACCAGCAACATATGCTTCCATTGATGTTGTTGAATCAGCAATTGCTGCAGTACGTGCAGTAACTTCTGTCTCAATAGCACTATCTACAGCTGTTGTAATAGCTGCATTTCTATCTGTTACCTCTGTAGAGATTGCACTAGAAACTGCTGTATTAATTGCAGTCTTAACTAAACCGTCAACATCAGTAATTGTATCTGCAAGTTCTTTTAGGGTGTCAAGTGACTCTGGAGCAGATGCAATAATATTGATAAGCTGTCCTACTGGGATAGCTGCATTTTCATCAAGAGTAGCAACACCAAGAGCTTCACCCTTTTGTGTAAGTGGGATATAGTCATCAAGAGATCCACCAAGATCTGCAAGATTCTCGAAATATGATATTGTTGACCAGTTAGATGTACCATCACCGATCTTAAAACGTCCTGTATCGGTCTCAAAACCGATTTCACCTGCAGAGAGAATAGGGTTTGCAGCAGTCCATTGTGCTGCAGTGCCTCTGCGTTGCTGCATTCTTGTTGCCATGTATATAGTCTCCTCTTTCAGGATTGTAATCCTGCTTTATATTATATCGTATGTTTTAGTTAAAATCATCAGTAACTGATCCACCATCAAACAGTAGTGTAAATTCTGTAGATGTTGGGCTACCGCCATCGATTCCACTTGACATTGGTGCTTGAGGCACTGAGCCACCTTCACGGAATGTGGAGGTAACCAAACCTGTTCCGCCAATAGATGTATCGTGAATGTGCTGAGTTAAATTAATAGTATCATCAATGTTAGCTACAGTTAACCATCCATCTACTTCATCATAGACGTTAATTCTTTTTGTTATTGTGTCATACCACATTTTTCCTGCGGTAGCATTTTCAGGTGCAGTAGAGGCAACAGTAATTGCAGATGAATTTGCATTAAGATATCCACGTGTAACTACATGTGTATCATCAGTTGGGTCTGATGCAACGATTGGTCCACCAAACACACCACCCTCAGCTACCTGAATTCCGTGCTTTACCTTAAAATCTTTGTTTACTGTTGCCATCTACTTACTCCTATTACTTAACGATTGTTCCAAATACTGTAACTACAGAGTTGTTATTAGCTGTTGTAACACGTAGTCTTACGCTACCAGCATTAACATCTGCTGTAATTGTTGATGCAGAACCATTTGTTCCTACAACAGCATATTCTGTAATTGCAATGTTGTCTGCAGAGTCAAGGGTAATCATTACCTTTGATAGCTCTGTGTGTGAGCCATAGGCAACCTTTACTGTGTATTCTGCTGAACGGTATACAGCTGAGTCAAACTCGTGTGCTGTTACCTGGCTAGCTGTAGCAACTGTAGCTTGAGTAGCGACATTAGTAACAATGTTATTAAGGTCAATCTCAGTAAAGT